TGAAGAAGCAATTCAGCAGTACACAGGCGAAGCGGGATATAAAACGGCGCTTAATACTGCTATAGGTGCAACAAAGAATCTTTCTAATATTGCATCACAGGGCGCAGTTGCACAGGCACAGACCGGAGCTAGACAGAGCGGAATGAGCAAAGCGCAGGCGGCAATGCTCGGTTCTCAGCAAGGTTCGACAGCGTATCAAAATGCTTTTAACAACAATATCTCTAACCAACAGAATCAGGCTTTTACAAGTAACTTGAATAAAGTTTCTGCGCTTGGTTCAAAGGTTGGGCAAGACTTTAACAAGCTCACAGCAGACCGACAGAACGATTATAATAACGTTTCTCTTGGGCTTGGTGCGGCTGGTACTGTTTTAGGCTTATCTGATGAACGCTTAAAAAATTACAAGATTATTTCTAAAAAAATAAAAAGAAGTCCTAATTCTCTTAAAGTTGTTATCAAAGAAAAAGGAGTAGAAGATTAATATGGCAAATATATCTAGTTATTTGAATGCAAATAATCCGCTTGCACAAGGCGGCGCAACTGTAAACGGTGTACAGCCTATGGCCCCTGCTACTCCAACAACATCGGCACCAGTTCTTGAACAGACAATGCCAGTTCAGCAGCCTTTACCAAAGAAAAAGCCGATTGAACAGAATACAAGTTCAAGCAATGACAATCCGTATGAGTGGATGAGCAACGAAGAAAAAAAAGAACTTTCTTCAGGTGCTTATCCCGGACAGATGGCAGACAAGATTACGAGCAAACTTGCAGAAGAAAACGAATATGGCGGAATAAGGGCAAAGCTTGCAAATATTGTTTTGAACAATAAGCCAATGCAAAAAATGGTTAATTGGTCGAATCGTTTAAGAAATCTTAATGATAAGATTCAAGACTATAACAGACAGAGTGCGGCAGTTCAGGGCAGAAATCAGAACAGCGCAAACATCTCAAAAGGAACAGATAAAAGCGCAGTAAAAGAAGTTGAAGCGGCAAGAAAAAGAGCTGTCAGCGGTTCAACTTCTAAAACTACGTCAGACGAAAGACTTAAAAAAATATTCTGCGGAAACGAAGATATTGTAAAACTGTTCGGGAAAATTCAGTCAGTAGATTTTAAGTACAAACCGGAAGCAAAAGAAGTAGTTCCTGACGCTGAAAATCTGGGTGTTGATGGCGATGAGCATATTGGCATTTTGGCGCAAGATTTGGAAAAGAATCCTGTTACAAAATCAGCAGTACAAGAAATTGGCGGTGTAAAAACCGTTGATACAAAAGAAATGACGATGGCTAACAGTGCAGTTCTTGCGGAAGTTTGCAGACGTCTTGAAAATATTGAAAAGAAATTAGGAGTTGAATAATGGCAAAACAAAAGTTTACAAATAGAAACGTTATTCCAGAACTTGAAGAAATTCTCGGCGAGATGGGGTTTAAGGGTGATGTAACATCAAGCGAAGCTCGCAGATTCTGGGAAAAGAATAAAGGAAATGTTCCTCAAAGATATATAGACAAGTACGGCATTGATGGAATTATTCAGAAAATGGACAATAACTTCTTTGCACTTGGACAGAAATCAGCAGGTGTTGATATTTCATACAATAAAGATAAAGATGGAAACCTTATTAAAAAAACTTATGATGTGGACCCAGTAACTGGCAAAACAACATTAATTGACAAAGAAGTTAAAATCCATTCAGCCGGACTAAATGATAATACAAAAGGTTCTACAACAGCAGGAATTAACGATAATGAATCAAAAGTTTCTGATAATGAAGAAGTAAAAGAAAATCCGATGGATTCAGTTCCTTTTGTAGATACTAAAAAAGGTGAATATTTTAGCGGCCCCGAAAAGTCAAAAACAAAAACTTCTGAAACTGCAACGAATCCTATAGTTCAGTCAAATGGAATGACTGCTATGCAGAATAATGTAGCAGACAATCAGAATGCAATTATGAACGAAGCTGTAAAAACTTCGGAAAAAGACCAGGAAGAAAGCAAAGATAAGACTTATGAACAATTGCAAGCTGATCTTGAACGATACAAAGAAATGACAGATAAAAACGATGTAGACAGTGGCAAAAATTACATTCCTACATCAATGTTCAAAGCCTATAAAAATGGAGAGTTTGGAAAACCTGGAACATCAGATGCAAGAATTAGAATGGGATATTTAATTACAAATAGCCTTGCAAGCGGATTAAAACAGATGTCTAACAATTTTGCAGCTGCCGCCGGAAGAAGTCCTGTATTTACTGACACCGAAAGCGATTGGAATAAATTCAAACGAACAAACCTTGAACAGGGCTTAATGCGTTCAAATGAGAAAAAAGCACAAATGCAGAAGGATTTGTTAGACTTTGCTCAAAAATATGCATCTAACGAACAAGAACTTAGAAACTACAGAAGAACTTTTGCACAAAATGCAAAACTTCAACAAGCACTTGCAAAAATGGATGAAGAACACAAGCGAGTGGCTTTTGATGTTCTTAGAAAAATCGGAAACGATATAAACAAAATGAACAATGAAGAATTTGCCGGATATTTGACAGCGGGTGTAAATAATGGAATGAACTCAGGCTCTATAGCTGCACTACTTGCTACAAGGTACTTAGGCGGTCCCTTTGGTGAATGGTTGGATAAGTTCGGAAAATAAAATTAAAAAAGGCACTGTTATTAAACAGTGCTTTTTTTTATTCAAAATAAATGTAATGATGAATCCAATCAGGCGATTGGTTGTAAACTTCGCTTTTTTCCTCAATGATTTTAAAATCTTTTAATTCAGAATCAATTAATTTAATTAATGGTTTTTTCTCTAACCGATAATACATCAATGCATTAATAGCCTCTTGTTCTGAATCTGTTATATATATTCTGTGTTCTGTTTTCTTTTTTGATTTTAAGTAATTTATTATTTCTACCTGATAATTTGATTCAGTTTTCCAAAACATAAAAATCTGATTTTTATTATCTTCTCCAGAATATAAAAGAAATTTGTCTATTGCAAATACAGCCCCGAACATCAAGACAAATAAAACTATAAAAAATACTCTTTTCATACGCATTATTTTAATTCACTTTTTCCTTTTTCATACCATACAAATATTTTTAAATATCTATACAGAAAACGTATTCACTTTTAACTAACGAGTGTTAGTTTTACTAATAAAGTATGGATTTCAATTTTTCTGTTGATATTAACAAACTCAGACAAAAACAGAGAGCAAGAGCAAAGCTCGGACAGAGTATGCAAGCGACAATAAACGGCGCTCTTGGGGAACGTATGCCACAACAGCCGCAGGGAATACCAGCTCAGCCACAGACACAGAATCAAAACGGATGGGGAACTGCAAATGCTTAAAGTAAAATCAAATGAAGATATTCAAAACGCAATCTATGGCTTAAAAAGCCTTAATTCTAACAGACTTGGAAAATATCACAGAAACTACAGGCGCTATAATTACACACCTTATGCTACCTTGACAAACATAAGAAATCCTTCTGTAGTTGGCTTTTATGAAGATAATAACGAAGTAGAAAGCGACACAACACCTACTCCGCAAGTAAACGTTATTAAAAGTTGTATTGATACACTCACAAGCAAGATCGCACAAAGTAAAGTTAGACCATTTTTTAATACACAGAATGGAACTTTTAAAGATATTCAGATTGTAAAGCAGGCACAAGCTTTTTTTGATTTGTATTATGACTTTCAGGATGTAAACAGAAAAATTTCTGAATGTTTCCGCAATGCTTGTATTTTTGATACAGGTGTTATTTATATAAATCCGGAAACAAAGGAAATTATAAACGCACTTCCTTTCCAGGTATTTGTCAGACCTGCAGAAAAGACATACGGAAAAATTACAAGGGTTTTTTATGAACAGGTTGATTATCCTACAAGTCTTTTGCCATCTGACATTAAAGCAGATGAAAACCTTGATTATGTAAAATACGGTGTTTATTACGATACTTTTAATCATATTGTTGCTTGGACTGTAGATGATAAAGTTGTAAAGCAGAACCATTACGAAGCAGATGTAATTCCTTTCTGTTTCTTAAACTATGTTGCGCCAATTGTTGGTAACTCGTCTCAGTCTGTTGTAGATATGCTTGATTCTATTCAGCTTGAAATTAATTCTTTGATGCAGAAAGTTAAAGACGCTTCACAGCTGAATCCGGCTAATACTTACTTCCTGCCGCAGGATTCAAGCATTAAGGCAACACAGATTAATAACAGAGTTGGTAATTTAATTACATACAAAGCAACACCTAATATGACCGGTTCTCCTGTTACTGTTGCCACACCACCTTTTATTGATGCGCAGTATATGGCAACAGTTGAGCAGCTGAAACAAACTGCTTATGAAATGGTTGGTATTTCTCAGCTTTCTGCAATGAGTACAAAACCTACTGGACTTGATAGCGGTGTTGCACTTTCCACAATGGAAAATATTGAATCTGACAGATTTGAAATGCAGTTGAATCAAGTTGTCAGAATGTATGTAAATATTGCAAAAACTTGTATTGAAGTTTTCCCTGCTGATGAAGATATTCTTCCTGAAACAAGCAACAGAATTTCTGTTGAATGGGCTGACATTGTAGCAGAATCAAAGAAAATGGTTGTTCAGTTTTCTGCAGCCGATTCACTTTCTAAAGACCCATCAACAAAACTACAGCAGTTACAGGCTCTTGCAATGGCGGGAATTATTCCAAAGACACGCATTGCGCAGTTTATGGAATTGCCGGACATTCAAAGCGGTTACTCACTTTCTAATAATGCTATTAATGCAGTTTTGAAAACTATTACGAATTGCATTGAAAAGAACGAAATGGAAGTTGATGATTTCCTTCCTTTCCCAATGCTCAAAGAAGAAATTATTAATACTTTGCTTTCACTTCTTTCTGCATCCAGTGAAGAAAACGACAATCTTGAAGATATGAAGAAGCTTAAAAAGCTATATGAGAATGTTGAAATAAAAGAAGCTGAATGGCAGGCAGATAACACAACAGAACAGCTTGCAAATGCTCAGGACACAGCACAAGCAGAAGGCGAGATTCCGCAGACTGAAAATGTTTTAACACAAGAAGCAAATATGACGCAAGTTGATCCAAACGAAGCCCCTGTTCCTTCGGGAGATATGGCTGGCGCAGATATGGATATGGAAACGGCACAAGGACAAGAGTTGCAAGGCTCTTGGAATAATGCTCAATAAATTGGCACTAAAAAAACTTAATATAAAGGAGTTGTAAAAGTGGGTGAAAACGAACTGAACGAGATTCTAGGCTCATTCAAAGATGCAATTGATTTGCTTTTGAGTAAAGTTGAATCTCTGGAAGAGCGCCTTGAAGGTTGTAACGCTGACGTTAAAAAACTTTCAGAAACACTTTATGACGAAGTTTTAGCACCGGCTCAGTCTTACCTTGAAAACGAGGCAAAGGAAGAACGGTTCGGAGACTTCAAAGAAAAGTATGGCGCACAGTACGAGCCATTTAACAAGTCTCTTGGAGCAATTACGGGTGATGCAGATTATGACGCAACACGCAGAGCCTTTGACGAGTTTGATTCTATGCCAGAGCCGAAAGACGCTGATGCATATGTTGAAGAATCTGTCAAAGGACTTGCAGACCAGATTGCCGAAGTAAAAGAGGCTTTTGGATTGGCTCAGGATTCCGAAGTAACTTTGAAACCGGAAGCAGACGGAACACAAACTGTTGAATCTGACGGAGAAGAAGTTGCAAAAATTGACGAAAACGGAAACGTTGAAGAAGTCGCAGACAAGGCCGCTGAATCTGACGAAAACAAAGATGAAGCACCTGGAAAGCAGGAAGAATTGAACTTTGATGAAGATGAAGAATCTGACGAAGAAAAGTCGGATGAATCTCCAGAAGATGTAGAAAAGTACGAAAAAGAGCTTGAAGAAGCTCTTAAATAAACAATAGGAGTTTTAAAATATGGCTATTTCTAGCACTACAGCAATTTTGAAATTGCTTAAAACTTACTACAAGAAAGAAGGTGTTCAGAATCTTCTTTTCAGAAACTCTCCACTTTTGAAGAAAATTGCAAAAGACAGAGTTGAAGGTAAGACACAGAACTTTGCCGCTATGTATGGTCGTGGTGGCGCTTGTACTGGAGACTTTACAGCTGCTAAAGCGCTTGCGTCTACAGTTTCACAGAATGTTGAGTTTGAAGTACAGCCAGGACAGCTTTTCAGCGTTTATTCAATGAACGCAAAAGAAGCCCTTGCTGCTCGCACAAACGCTGGCGGATATATCAAAGTAGGAGCTGCAAAGATGTTTGCCGCATCTGAAAGCCTCCGTAAAACTTTGGCTGCCGCTTTGTACGGTTCGGGATATGGAGAACTTTGCGCAGCTCCAACAACAGCAATGACTGCTAACACCGCCGTTGATATTACTTTGCCAGAAGATGCAATCATGAAGATTGACGTAGGTTCAAAACTCGTAATTAAAGCAACAAAGGCAACGGCTGAAAGTTCAGCAACAAACGTTCTTACTGTAAACACAATCAACGGAACTACAGTAAACGTAACACCTGAAAGCACAGCAACAGCTTCAAGCGGTTATGTACTCTGCCTTGCAGGTTCAACAAACGGAACAAGCCCACTTCTTCCTGTTGGACTTGATGGATGGCTCCCTGTAACAAAGAAACGTTCAGGCGCAGGTTGGAATTCATACATTGGAACTTCTTTCTTTGGTGTAGATCGTTCTGTTTGTGCAGACCGTCTTGCAGGTGCATTCTATGACGCTACAGGCGCAAGCTCTGCCGCAACACAGAAAAAATCATATGCAGTTATGCAGTTGATTAAGAAGCTCCGCCGTCAGGGTTCTCAGTGTGATTTAATCGTTATGAACGATTCAGATTTTATGGATTTCTCTAACGAAATTGAATCAACAAATACTTACTTCACACAGACTTCTACAAAAGAATCAAAGAAAGCATCTATTGGATTCTCAGATGTTTCTGCTAGTTTCTCAACAAACTACATTGAAAACATTATTGATGATCCATACTGCGTAGCAGGTCGCTTCTACATTCTCTCAAGTGAAGCTGTAGCATTCTGGGCATACACAAATACAGATAAAGTTTCTGACGGAATCGAAGGAAACAACGCTGGAAAAGTAGACCCAATCAATGGTGAAGAAGATAAATCTACAGACCCTATGCAGCTTTTGGCTGATGATTTGTTCAGTGTAACCGGCGGAAACGATACATTCGAAGGCCCTGCAACACTTGTAACATTGAATCTCTTTGGTTCATTCGTAGTAACAAACCCATCGGTTTGCGGTGTTGGCGAGTTCTACGGTTCAACAGACTTTGCAGCTGCTTAATTAAAAAGGCAGTTTGAAACAAATAAAAGGGCGGTTGAAATATACTGCCCTTTTTTTATAGGAGTTTTGAAATATGGTTGTAAAACAGTTCAAAAGTGATAGAAGTGGCAGAGTTACCGAAATAGAGCTTGTAAGTGGTGAAGTATTGAATGACCCG